AAGGCGGGCCTGCCGTTCGTGGCGCATCTGCCGAAGGTGGCCGAGGCCGGCATCCTGAAGGACCGGATCGACGAAGCGGTGCAGAGCATCAAGTACCGCCTTGTTTCTGCCGTTTCCATCGGCTTTCGCGCGCTCGAGGGCGGCGTCGAGACCATAAAGGAAACAGGCGGAAGCCTGTTCAAGTCTTGGGAGTGGCTGGAGCTCTCGCTCGTCACGATCCCCGCGAATTCGGAGGCGTCCATCACCTCCATCAAGTCACTAGACACCGCTCTGCGGGCCGCGTCAGGCCGAAAGCGAAGCGATGTCCATCCACCGCCCGGCGACACGGGAACCAAGCAACAGCCCGCCTCTGGCGGGTTTTTTCATTCCCGATCGAAAGGCAATCAAGTGAAGACCCTGAAAGAACTGCAGGAAACCCTGCAAACGGCGAACGCTCGCCAATCCGAACTGCTCCCGGCCATCGAGGCCAAGACCGCGGCATCTGCCGAACTCGACGAGTTCGACGACCTCGAACTCAGCATCAAGGAACTTGAGACCGAGATCCGCGTCGCCTCGTTCCACGAGCGGCAGGCGCTGCGCTCCAAGTCGGTCGATGGCTCGTCCCGTGACGCTGCTTCGCGCAGCCGCTCGGCCCGTGACAACCCGGTCGGCAAGAAGTCCGACCCGGACGACAAGTTCCAGGGCCAGTCGTTCGCCCGGATCGTCAAGACGAAGGCGGTTGCCTTCCTGCTCGGCGAATCCCAGGTGACCGTCGCCCAGCACATGTTCGGCAAAACTCACCCGAACCTCGTGCAGCACATCAAGGCGGCCGTCGCTGGCGGCGGCACGGATTCCGGCGAATGGGGCGCGGAACTCGTCGGCATCGACAACCGCTACACCGGTGACTTCGTGGAATACCTCTACGGAATGACCGGCTTCGACAAGCTGGGCCTGCGCGATGCGCCGAAGAACGTGTCCGTCAAGGGCATGGACGCTCCGGCGGTCGGCTACTGGACCGGCCAATCGAAGGCGATCAAGGCTTCGGCCCCGTCCGCTTCGACGGCGGACCTGACCGCGCTGAAGATCGCCGGCAAGTGCATCATCTCGAACGAACTGGCGATGGACTCGTCGCCTGGTGCCGAGGCGATCGTCCGTGACTCGCTGGGCGAAGCGCTCGCCACGACCCTGGACACGACGTTCTTCTCTGCCACGGCGGTGAGTGCGGGCGTCTCGCCGGCCGGTATCGTGAACGGCCTTGCGGAAATCGCGATGGGCGGCACCGATGCGGCGGCCTTCCGTGCGTTCATGAACGCGGCTGCGGCCGGCTTCATCTCGGCGAAGACCTCCTCGGGTCTGATCCTGGCGATGAGCCCCGGCACAGCGCTGGCGCTCGGGATGCTGGTCAACGCGCTCGGCCAGAGCGAGTTCCCGATGCTTACCGAGACCGGCGGCACGCTGCTGGGTCGTCGCGTGGTGGTGAGCGACAACATCGACCCGTCGCAAATCTTCCTCATCAACCCGCGCGAGATCTGGCGGATTGGCGATGATGGCGTTGACTTCGCCGTCTCGCGCGAGGCGATGGTCGAGCAGGACAGCGCTCCGCAAGGCGCCAGCGACACCCCGGTCGCTTCGTCGGCGACGCTGGTGTCGATGTTCGACACCGACTCGCTGGCGATTCGCGCGACCCGTCGCGTGAGCTACAAGTTCCGCCGGACCCAAGCCGCTGCGGTGGCTTGGACGAATACCGCTGACTTCGGCGGCGTGGCGAGCTGATAGACCGATAGCCCTGGCGTCTTCGGACGGCCGGGGCTTTTTCAATTCCCGGGAGACTACGAATGGGCATTGCGATGATCGTGAAAAAGGCTTTCCGGCCTGGCGGCAGCGGTTCCGCCGAATTACAGCCCGGGAGCCCATTCGTAGCCTCCGGACAGACGCAGGCGAGACTTTTCCGCGTGCTGGGCTTCTGCGAGGACGCGCCGGAAGAAGTGAAGATCGTTCCGTTCGAGCCGCCCAAGCGCACCTATACGCGAAAGGTCGTCGAGCCGGTCTTCGAGCCGGAACCCGAGAAGGTTGAGCCGACTTCCGACTCCCCGGTACGTCGCCGCTACCAGCGGCGTGATCTGACCGCGAAGACTGACGACTGATGCGCCTGTTCGGCTTCGACGTGACGCTCAAGAAGGCGGCTGTGCCGCGGGCGTTTCAAGACATGGAGGGCGGGGGTTGGCATAACCTTTTCCCTCGTTCGCCGTTCGACTTCGACCGCGATGTACAGCACTCCTACGATTCGGTGCTGGCGAACTGGACCGTCTTCTCCTGCATGACGCTGATCGCAGGCGACATCGGGAAGATGCGCGCCCGGCTGCAGGAGCAAGACAAGGACGGCATCTGGACGGAGGTTCAGAGCCCGGCCTTTAGCCCCGTCCTGCGCAAGCCTAACAAGTACCAGACCTGGCAAAAATTCATCGAGAGTTGGCTCCTGTCCAAGCTCTCCCGAGGCAATACCTACGTTTTGAAGGAGCGCGACAGGCGCGGCCTGGTCGTCGCGATGCACGTTCTCGATCCGGATCGAGTGACGGTGCGCCTCGCCGACAGCGGAGACATCTACTACCGCCTGGCCGCCGACGACTTGGCCGGCGTCAACGACGAAGAGGCGGAAGTGTTTGTCCCTGCTGACGAGGTCATCCACGACCGCATGTGGTGCCTATATCACCCGCTGATTGGCCTGTCGCCGCTGTTCGCGTGCTCGCTGGCTGCGACACAGGGCCTACGCATCCAAGCGAATTCGGCCACGTTCTTTGCGAACATGAGTCGGCCAAGCGGCACGCTCACTACCCCGGAATTCTTGACCGACGACAAGGCCGAGATATACAAGAAGCGTTGGGACGAGAACTACGGCCCGGGCAAGCAGGGCCGCACGGCCATCCTCGGCAACGGGCTGAAGTACGAAGCCCTGACCCAGACGGCCGAGGACTCGCAACTCGTCGAGCAGTTGAAGATGAGCGCGGAGATGATCTGCTCCACCTTCCATGTCCCCGGGTGGAAGGTCGGCGTCGGGGCGCGCCCGGCCTACCAAAACGCGAGCCTCGAGCAGCAGTCCTACTACAACGACGCAGTACAGACGCAGATGCAAGGCATCGAGTCGCTGCTCACTGAAGGGCTGGGCGTTGACCGGGTGTCCGACAAGACCTATAGGGTCGATCTGGACGAGGACGTGCTCCTTCGCATGGATGAGGGCGCACTAACGACCGTTCTCGCCGAGCAAGTCAAGGGCGGCCTTGCCATGCCCGATGAGAACCGAAAGCGGCTTAATCTGCCGCCGGTCCCGGGGGGCAACACCGTCTACCTCCAGCAGCAAAACTACTCGCTCGCCGCGCTGGCAAAGCGCGACGCGAGCGACGACCCGTTCGGCACAGCGAAACCCGCAGCCGCGGCGCCATCGCTGCCTACCGCTCCAGAGTCAGAAAAAGACCTTGGCGTCGTACTGCAGAGGATGGCCGACGACCTGACGACGAAGCAGGGCCAGCTGTTTAGCGAGTTGGACAGCCGGATTCAGGAGCGTGAAGCCAAGCGGGCAGCGGAGGCGCGCGAAGCCGAGCAACGGGCGCTCGAGATTCAGAGCCAGGCCGAGAAGGAAGCCGAGGCGCTAGCGACGGCACTGATCTTGCGCTTCTCCGATGCGCAGTCGCTGGCGTGATCCCGTTCCCCGGGCCGGGGTCGATGGACGCGACGCCGATCCGGTTGAGGTCGAGCGCCTTGTCAAAGAGCATGTCGCGCTTATCCCGAAGCCGAGCGACGGGCGAGATGCAGACCCGGGCGAAATCACGCGGCAGATTGCCGAGGCCGTCAAGCGGATTACCGTCCCGGTCGCCAAGAACGGCGAAGACGGGAAGCCCGGCCCTCGGGGGCCAAAGGGCGACGACGGTCCGCCCGGCCCAAAGCCGCGGCACGAGTGGAAAGAGACTGAGCTTCGGTTCGAGAAGCCGGATGGTTCCTGGGGCAAATACGTTGATCTTCGCGGCCCGCCTGGTCCCCATGTCGGCGGGGGTGGCGTTGCCTACGTCGAGTCGCCTTTCGACATTGACTCTCTGCCCATCGGCGACGAAACGACCCCAGAGGAAATCGTCGTCAAGCAGAACGGGATTTGGGTCCGCATCACTTGGGACCAGTTCATGACGCTGATCGGCACGCCGTCCGAACCGCTCGCCCTGTCGCTGAATGGTGACCCCCTGTCGCTGAATGGCGATGCATTGGATCTCTCATGACGATTGAAGTCGGCGGCGTCCCGGCTTCACCGGGCAACATTACCGAGCTAAGGGACAACCTCGGGATTGTTGACTTTTCCGCGGGCGGGCAGAGTGCCGGCCAATCGGGAACGCTGGTTTTCTCGAACTCGAATGGCTTGAGCTTCGGCCTGAATGCGGCCGGCGGCTCGGTCCTCACCGCAAGCTACACCGTTCCGAGCGTCGCGGGTTTCCTGACGACCGCCGCGCTCTCGAACCACTCCCACGGCGATCCGACGCTGGCGCTGACCAATCTCGGCGGCACCACGGCCAGCAACAGCGCCGGCCTGACCCTCTCCCTGAGCGCTGCGGCGCAGAGCATCCAGACGCAGAACTCCGTCCTGGTGCAAGGCTCGAGCGGCCAGATCACCTTCTCAGCGTCGAACGGGATCACCTTCGGCGGCAACGCCGGCACGATCACGGCAAGCCATAACGGCCTGACCACGGCGGCGCTGTCGAACCACAGCCACGGCGACCCGACCCTCGCGCTCACGAACCTCTCGGGCACCACGGCCAGCGCTTCCAACGGCCTGACCATCTCGCTGTCCGCTGCTGCGCCTGGGGCCGGTGGCGTTGCAGTGTCTGCCGACGGCTCCTCGCAGAACGCTGGCACGATTGTCTTCAGCAACTCGAACGGCGTCTCGTTCGGGATGGACGGCTCGACCATCACTGCGACGGTCCAGCCTGGCGCCGCTGCGGGCATTGCGGCAATTTCGGGTGGCACGCAGCAGGCGACCACCGGGACGATGGTCTTCGCCGACTCGAACGGCATTACCTTCGGCATGTCCGGGTCCAGCCAGATCACGGCATCCCACAACGGGCTGACGACCCAGACCGTCCAGACTCAGAGCAACGTCCGAGGGATCATCGTCTCCGATACTACCTATCGGACGGGCGATGTCAGTTTCTCAAACCTGAACGGCGCGAGCTTCGGGTCGAACGGCGCGAACGTCGTGACCATGAGCTACACCGTGCCCAGCGTGGCGGGGTTCCTCACGACGGCGGCTCTGTCCAACCATTCGCACGGCGACCCCACGCTGGCGCTCACGAACCTCTCCGGGACGACGGCCAGCAACTCCGCAGGGTTGACCCTGAGCCTGTCGGCGGCTGCGCCTGGCGGCGGCGGGATGGCGATCTCCGCGGGCACGCAGTCCGTCAGCACGGGGACGATGGTTTTCTCGAACTCGAACGGCGTGACGTTCGGGATGAGCGGGTCGAGTCGCATCACGGCGTCCGTCGAGACTTCCTACGCGGCGTCGAATCACTCCCACGGCGACCCGACGCTCGCCTTGACGAACCTGGGCGGGACGACCGCCAGCGCCTCGAACGGACTCACGCTCTCGTTGTCGGCCGCCGCGCAGACAAACCAGACCATCGGGTTCTATGCGACCGGAAACACGACGCAGAACTCGTCGTCCACGTTCGACGCGCGCTCGGTCACATTCAACGGGCTAGGAGCTGCGATCCTCGGATTCAGCAACGGGTCCGTGCAAGTCAGCGTACCGGTGCAGACCGCCCAGACGCAGAGCAACGTTCAGGGCATCATCGTCTCGGACACGACCTACCGCACTGGCGATGTGTCGTTCTCGAATGCGAACGGCATCAGTTTCGGGTCGAGCGCGGGCGGCGGGGTAGTCACCGCGAGCTACACCGTCCCGAACGTCGCCGGCTTCCTGACGACCGCACGCGCCTCGAACGATGCGATCGGCCTGAATACCGCGCAGACGAACGTCACCTGGACGGTCAACAGCAGCGGACTGAGCTTCAACGCGGCGGGCTACGCCGGGACGGGAACCTCGAAGACCGGAGCCGCCGCGCTCACCCTCGACTCGAACGGCCTTCAGTTCAACGGCGCGAGCCTCGCGGGCACGACCTCCGGCTTCACTGGCGCAAACATCAGCGCCAGCATCACGCACAACACGTCCGGCCTGGCAATGTCCATGTCGGTCGCCGCACCGGGAGCGGCGACGCTGTCGGGCTATGCCGTCTCGAACACGACGCAGAGCACGAGCGGAACGTTCCCGGGCGCCGTCTCCTTCCAGGGCGTCGGCGGCGTCTCCGTCGGCATCTCGAATGGCTCGGTCGTCATGGAGGGGCCGGTCCTGTCGAGTCTCTCGGCGACCGGCGCTCTGTCGGCCAGCTCGAACGGCTCGACCATCAGCCTGGGCGTCGGGACGGTCACCGCCTCGATCATCGGCAACACGACGCAGACGAGCACCGGGTCGATCAACCTGAATGCGCTCGTCTTCAGCGGCGCGGGTGGGGCATCTCTCGGCATCAGCGCCGGCAGCATCATCGTCAGCGGCGCGACGGGCGGCGCGGGTGGCGGCGCTGGCATCTCTGCGGGAACGCAGTCGGTAAGCACTGGGACCGTCGTCTTCAGCAACTCGAACGGGATCACATTCGGGATGTCCGGCTCGAGCCGGGTGACGGCGAGCTACAACAGCACGCAGTTCGCGGGGACGGGGACGACGTTCGCCGGGGCGAATGCCTCGGCGTCGATGACGCTGGACAGCGCCGGCCTGAATCTCTCGTTCTCGGTTGCCGCGCCTGGTGCTGCGGCCGAAGCCAACGCGCACAACCTGCTCGGCGCGAACACCGCAGGCAACACGACCGCAACGGGCTCGACGATCGGTCTGTCGGGGTTGAACCTCACCCTAAGCGGGACGAACAATTCGCAGATCGTGATCTCGGCGCCTGCTACGTCGAGCCTGGTCGGCGCTTCTGGCATCAGCGTCAGCACGAACGGCAGCACGATCACGGTCTATCGAGCGGCGCTGATGAGCCGCTTCCACTTCGAACCACCCGGCGCTTCGTCCGCGGGCTCTGCGATGACGCAGGGGAGTATGAGCTTCCAGCGGGTGTTCATCCCCGACAACATCACGATGACGCGGGTCGATGTCCCGTTCCTGATTTCGCTCGCCTCTAGCGCTGCAGCGAATACGGGAGCGCTGCTCATCAGTTCGGGCCTGGTCATCTACTCGGCGGACGGCGTGACGTTGAACCCAATCGTCGGCGCGTTCGGCACCACGACCCACACGCACGCCAGCAACACCGCGAACTTCAACAGCGTGTCCGGCCCTCGCTTCGCGAGCTTCCCCATCGCTACAGCGCTCCCGCCGGGCGAGTATTTCGTAGGCGTGCAACTCAGCACGAACAACAATTCCAGCATCGGCACGGCCACGACCGCGCTCGGCGCGACGATCAGCCTGCAGCATGGCGCGATCTACACCGCGAGCCAGTGGCAGGAGTTCGGCGCGGTCACTGCGACGAGCGTGAACATGCGGCCCTTCGTCGGCGTCGCGGCGAGCGTCACGGCGACGGGCGCAACGCAGCAGCAGAGCAATATCTCGCATACCGGGACTGCCCTGATGCGCGCCAACATCCCCGTCATCTTCCAGGCCTGATATGGGCTACGAGATGCTGCTCCTGAACGTCCCGCCGCCCACGCAAACGGGGCTGGACTGGGACGGGACCGCGCCGGGGCGCCGGATGCTCTACTGGTCATCGCCTCTGAGCATGTACCCCGCGACTTACCTGTTCAAGGTCTACCAGAGGAATCAGGTCACGCGGTCCCCGAACAACCGCTACTACACGACGTTCTTCTGGGGCAATAACGGGGAGTTCGACTGGGGCGCCGAGTATGGGCAGTCCTACTACGGCGCGCAGCCCTATCCGTCGCCCGCGAACAGCAACGACGGGAAGTGGGAAATCTCGGTCATCGCGAATGACTTCATCACCCGCGACGACGGCTCCTCACCCTACGTCACGAACAACGCCTGGTACTCGCAAGCCTTCGTCGCGGAGAACGCGGGCGGCAGCACCCGGCACCACAAGTTCTACATCGCGCTTCCTAGCGTTTCGACGGCGAATACGATCACCGCCGACCATTTCGGCGGCGATGACGTCCCGCCGAGCCCCGCCCTGATGTTCGGGCAGGCGCCGGACGACGGCGCCGGGTTGTCATGGGGCCATTACCCGGGATGGGAGGAGCAGAACGCGATCATCCGTGGAATTCAGGTCTATAGCTCGGTGCTCACCGAGGCGCAGATCGTTGACCTCTCTGCGATGGAAACAGATGCCGAGGTACTGGCCTATTGCAGTTCAGAGAGCATCACGTCGCTCTGGCTCCTGCTCATGAACCCGACCCCGACCGACGTGACGGACAAGAGCGGGAACGCGCGGCACGGTTCATGGGCCGGCAGCGAGCGGCCGACGCTCTGGACGGCATAGCGTGAGCATCAGCAAGGCATTCGCGGTCGGTGCGCCGACCGTCGGTGGCGCAGGTCTCGGGTCGGGCACGGCGCATACGACGGCGTCGTTCGACTCGACCGGATACACGCACCTGGTCGTCTTCACCAAGCACGAAGGCGCGACGACGACGATCACCCCGAGCGACAACAAGGGCTCGACGGGTTGGTCCTCGTTGACGAAGATCAGCAATCGAGCGGTGGACTCTTGGGGCCAATTCCACTGGGTCAAGATCGGCACGCCGGGAACCGGGCACACGGTCACGATGACGCTCGGCGCGTCGCGCGACTACCGCCAGATCAACGTCTGGCTCGTCAGCGCGACTTCGGGCGAGATCGCCCTAGTTTCCGAAACGACCGGGCAATCTCCGTCGGACAACACTGCGATTGATGCCGGGACACTGAGCAACGCGGGTGCCGACAGTATCGTGTCCTTCATGTCGATGGCGGAATACGCCTCCGGCACGTACACGCAGGGCGCAGGCTGGAGCGAGGACTTCGATCCGAACGGGGCGAACTTCACCTACGGTCAGTCGCGCGGCCCGGAGACGACGACATCGATAGCCGCGGTCTGTACTGCGACCACCTCGCAAGATTGGGCGGCTTTTGCTGCGGCATTCAAAGAAGCGACGGCGAGCGGCCCGACGATTGATACACAGCCGCAGAACGTCACGGTCTACGAAGGGCAAACGGCGAACTTCACGGTCTCCGCGACGACATCAGGCGGGACGCTAAGTTATCAATGGAAAGACGACGGCGGAAACGTCGGTACGGACTCCAATAGCTACACCACGGGAGCCGCTTTGCTGAGTGACAACGGCGCGCAGATTACCGTCGATGTGACGGACGACAACGGCACGACGGTATCGGATGCGGCGACATGGACCGTGTTGCCCGCAGCAAGAACAGCATGGATTCGCGCATGAAGCCTCAATTTGTCGCGCCGGACTACGGGAAGCACAACGCCGACTTAGAAGCGAGCATCACGCGAGTTCGCGGCTCGGCGGCGTGGAAGAAGCTCGACACGATCATGCTGATCCCGGCCGCGGGGTCGGTGCCGACGAAGGCCGTCGCGTCCTGGCTCAATCTGTACTCGGCCCCGAACAACCAGCTTTACCGGATCTTCGCCGTCGGTCTCGAAGTAGGAGAGGCTTACAGCCAGGCCATCGAGAACATCCTCGCGCATCCGGACCTGAGCAAGTTCAAGTACCTGCTCACGATGGAGCACGACAACATCCCCCAGCCGGACGGCCTCATCAAGCTGCAGAAGCGCATGGAGGATCACCCGGAGTTCGACTGCATCGGCGGCCTCTACTTCACCAAGGGCGAGGGCGGGATGCCGCAGATTTGGGGCGATCCTAGAGACGCGACGACGAACTTTCGCCCGCAGCCGCCGAAGGTGGGCGAGCTCGTCGAGTGCTGCGGAACCGGGATGGGCTTTAATCTTTTTCGTTTAGATATGTTCCGCGATCCGGACCTGAGACGGCCTTGGTTCAAGACACAAACGGAAGGCGGCGTTGCCACTCAAGACTTGTACTTCTGGGCTGACGCCAGAAAGCACGGATACCGTTGCGCCGTTGATTGCGATGTCTTGGTGGGGCATTACGACCTTACCGGCGCCTTCGGGCCAGCGGATTTCACTTGGTAAGGGGCATCGATTGGCTAAAGGTTCGGTTCTACGCGCAGTTGAGTTACCAGACCCAACGGTTGAGCCTGTGGGCGCAGCGCCGCTGCGACTCGATATCGGCTGCGGGAAAACGACGCCGGATGGATGGGAAGGCGTAGACGCGATTGACTTCGGCCAGAAGCACGTCCACGACATCCGCAAGGGTCTGCCATGGCTGGCGGACTCATCGGTGGACGAGGTTCGCTCGAGCCACTTCGTCGAGCACCTGGACTGGCCCGAGCGAGTCGCGTTCTTCAACGAGCTGTACCGGGTGATGAAGCCCAAGGCGACGGCGCTGGTCATCACGCCGAACTGGAACCACGCCTGTTTCTACGGCGACCCGACGCACAAGGCGCCGATGTCGGAGTG